CGTCTGTCTTCAAGTGGCCGGACATGACCTGCTGTAGGCGAAGCAGTTGCGTGATCACAGCCGGGGCGCTGACCATCTGGCCGTCATCAAACATGTGCAACGCTTGGCTCTGGATGGACTCGTACATGGCCGCCTGCTCTGCTGTCAGGGTGACGTAGCGGGCGGTGTAGGTCTTCTCCGGCAGGTCGAGGCAGTCCTTCTTGAGGACGCGGAAGGAGAACTGATCCACCCGCCATGTCAGCTCGTCGAGGTTCTTGTATCCCACGATCTGCTGGAAAGACTTGGCGCCCATCGTGCGCTTGTTCAGCACCGCGTAGCGGGCTTGGAAGCTGTAGAAGCTGTCGAACCCGAGCAGCCCCGGTCGGAGGAACTCGGTCTGCCCGTAGAGGTCGAGGGGCGACTTGGTCACGGGCGAGCCCGTCAACAGGCGGCGGTAGGCAAACCCAGCGGCGATTTTCATCAGCGCCTTGGTCCGCTTGGCCTTGTGGTTCTTGATCGTTGTGCTTTCGTCGATTGCGATCAGACCCTTTGCACCAAATTTAGTTGCAAGCCACTGCCCTGCCTTCTGGCCTTTGAGCGTGGAGAACGCCTCGACATTCATCACGAACAGCGTCAGGCCGTTGTACGGCGTTTGTACGGATCGAAGCTCCTGTTCTTGCTGCTTGTTGGGGTTGGCCACCCAACGGATAACCCGATGGGGCACGTCCTCGGACATGTGTTCGGGGATCTCCTTGCTCACCCAGTTGCGGTACACACCCTTGGGTGCGATGACCAAGGCGAACTGAGCACGGCCATCCAGATAGAGCAAGCCAAGGTTGTCGAGCAGCACCTTCGACTTGCCCGTCCCCATCTCCATGAAGAAGCCGAACTCGGGGCGGGACCCTGCTGCGGCCAGTGCTTTCCTCTGGTGGTCGAACGGTTCTAGTTTAAAATTGTAGTTGACAGTCACGATATACCTCCAATAAGGTCCACAGTATGGATGGCACATCCCGTGCATCCGATCAACCCCTGAAGAGGACAAACTTATGGATGACATCTTTGAAGACATGTTCGACGACGCCGGTGCGTTGGGCAGTATTGATACAGCAACCGGCAAGAACCTCAGCGATCTGGTACGCGCGCTTCGCCGCGTTGAGCAACAGATCGAAGATGCTGAGACGCATATCAAAAGCCTGAAAGCTGAGAAGCACAAGCTCTCTGTAGAGTTGATCCCCGGTCTTATGGACGAGATGGGCGTCGAACGTTTGGATGTCGACGGCCTTACCGTTTCCCGTAAGATGATGGTCCATGCGTCCATCCCCGTGGATCGCCGGGAAGAGGTCTATGCTTGGCTGCGGGAAAACAACCTCGACGACATCATCAAGAACGATGTCATCGTAAGTTTCGGAAAAGGCGAAGACAACATGGCTGGTCATGTGGTCGGCATGCTCGAAGAACAGGGGCTAAACCCCGAGCAGAAGACCCACATCCACCCCGCTACGCTCAAGGCCTTTGTCAAGGAGCGTATCGAAAACGGTAAACCCATCGACCTCGACATGTTCGGGGCATTCGTCGCCAACGCGGCTGAGATCAAGAGGAAAGCAAAATGAGCGTCAAGAACCGCATGATCGAAGAGGCGCTCGAACGGATGGAGGCGGAATATGAAACCGCCGCCGAACTACAAGTGGCCATGGAGGCGCAGGCCTTCGCAGAAGGCTGGGATTCTCTCGCCGCTAAAATTCTTCACACTGTTCTTTTAATGGAGGAAGATCAATGACTACCGCAAAAGAGGACATGATCAATGGGCGCAGTTAAGAATTGGCTAATGGAGCAAGAGGAGCGGGAGTACGATGAAAAGCTCCACGAAGCTCTTGCTCGTGATGATGACGTTGGCTTCAAGGAACCGATGAACAAAGAGTTGGTCGAGGTTATTGAGGCCCTGAAGAAAAAGTATGACAAAGGAGACAAGCAATGACTACCGCAGTAGCAAAAGCAAAAGAGACCGCACTGTCCACGGACGTGCTTGACGACATCTTCGACACGGCAGGGGAAGGCGCCGCCTTCGACAGCTCCGAGATGCAAATCCCGTTCATCCGGGTCTTGCAGGCGCTGTCGCCCCAGCTCAACAAGAAGAAGCCGGAGTACATCGAGGGCGTGGCACAGGGCGACCTGTTCAACACGGTCACCGGCGAGCACTGGTCGGGCGAGGAGGGCATCACCGTGATCCCCTGCTTCCAGACCACCAAGTACCTCGAGTTCGTGCCGCGTGACATGGGCGGTGGGTTCAAGGGCGAGATCCCACCCACCAGCCCGGTGCTCCAGCAGACCACGCGCAGCGGTGCGCGTGAGATGCTTCCCAGCGGCAACGAGCTGGTCAAATCCGACCAGCACTTCTGCTTGGTGGTGTCCGAAGACGGCAGCTACCAGCCTGCTGTGATCGATATGAAGTCGACCCAGCTCAAGGTTAGCCGCCGCTGGAAGACCCAGATCGCGATGCAGAAGGTCAAGCACCCGAGCACTGGTGCCATGGTCACACCTGCTGTGTTCGCGACCATGTGGAAGCTGACCTCGACCGAGGAATCCAATGACCAAGGTTCGTGGAACAACTACCTTGTAGAGAAGGTCGGTCTGGTCACGAACCGCGATCTCCTTCTCGAAGCTCAAGCCTTCCGTAAGTCGATTATGGCGGGCGAAGTGAAAGCTGCTCCAGAGGAACGCCCGGAAGGTTACGCGGCCGCGCCTCACGATGGGGACGAAATCCCCTTCTGAGCAGCCTCGGGGCGCCTCTTCCTCGCTCCTCCCCCTCATCAGGAGGGGGCGCCCCATCTTTCACTTGGAGTAGACAATGTCAGACGCAGCAAGAATGCTGGCTGCCTTCGAGGGTTCGAAGGTTGCCCACGGCACGACGAAAGTCGGAAGGACCGGGCGCACAGGGAAGGCAGAGGCGGATAGCCGGATCGTTCGCGAGCCGCTGACCGCTGCGAAGATCGAGGCGCACCTGAGCGGCGGCCTTGGTGTCGGTGCCATTCCGATCAACGCCGACAACCAGTGCAAGTGGGGCGCGCTGGACATCGATGTCTATGACCTCGATCACAAGGCCCTGCAGGAAAAGATCCAGAAGCTCAAGCTTCCGTTTGTTCACTGCCGAACCAAGTCCGGCGGGGCGCATCTATACCTATTCTTGGATCAGTTCTACGACGCCAAGGATGTGCGCGAGTTTCTAACAGAGTTCGCGATTGCGCTGGGCCACAGCGGCTGCGAGGTTTTTCCGAAGCAGGACACGATCCTGTCCGACCGGGGCGATGTAGGCAACTTCATCAACATGCCCTACCAGAATGCAGAGATGACCATGCGCTACGCCTTCGACCAGAACGGCGAGGCCATGGAACTCAGTCAATTTCTTGACGCTGTCGAAGCCAAGCGGGTCACGCTGTCCGACCTTGAGGGCATCCAGCTTTCGAAGAAACGAAAGTACTTCACCGACGGGCCGCCCTGCCTCGAGCATCTCTTTGCCGACGGCCCGGTGTCGGTCGACCGCAACAAGACGCTGTTCAACTGCGGGGTCTACTGCCGGAAGAAGTGGCCGGACAAATGGGTTGAGAACATGGAGGACATGAACCGGCGGCTGTTCGTCGATCCGCTCGGCGCCACAGAAGTATCCGGGGTGCAGAAGTCTCTGGAGAAGAAGACCTACGGCTACACCTGCAAGGACGAGCCGTTCAAGAGCCACTGCGATGTGCAGCTCTGCCGCACCCGCGCCAACGGGATCGACAGCAACAGCCCGGACATGCCAAAGCTCGGGGGCTTGACCATCCTGATGTCGGAGCCGCGGCTCTATTTTATGGATGTCGACGGCCACCGCATCCAGCTCACCACCGAGGAGCTACAGAGCCAGAACCTTTGGCAACGGGTGGTCATGGAGCAATCGACGATCATGCCGCCCAAGATCAAGGAGATGGACTACCAAGGCAAGATCGCGCAGATGCTGCGGGATGCCACCCGGCTCGAGGCCCCGGAGGAACTGACTGTGCGCGGCCAGTTCAAGGAGGTCCTGCGCCAGTACTGCACCAGCCGGATCCGGGCCATGGAACCTGCCGAGCTAAAGATGGGCAAGCCGTGGACCGAGAACGGCCGCACGATGTTTACGATGCCGGGGCTCGAAGAGTTCTTGCGTCAGCGGCACTTTAACTACCGCAGCAGGGCCGAGATCCAAGAGCATCTGAAAGCGATCAACGGATCCGAGAACTGCCACGGCATCAAGAATTACTACCATGATGACGGCCAGAGGACCTCGGTCCGCGTGTGGTGGGTGCCGGCATTTGAAGAAGATGAGGTCAGCCTCGATGTGAAGGAGATTGAAAATGACGTCCCGTTCTAAGCTTCTGGCGGTTCGAGAGGTAGCGGAGTGGATCGGCGTCTCTCAGTCTGCGATTTACAAATGGGTGGCCAACGGCCGCTTCCCGTCGCCAATCAAACTGGGCGGCGAAGAGCAAAAGCGCGTAGCCGTGCGCTGGCTCGAAGAGGACATTCAACAATGGATACAGGAGAGAAAGAATGCACCCCATCCCGAATAGCCGCTTGATCCTTGGACCGCCCGGCTGCGGCAAGACACACACCCTGATCGAGATCGTCAGAGAGGCTCTAGCACGGGGCATACATCCGTCTCGCATAGCCTTCGTGTCGTTCACCACCAAGGCCGTCAGAGAGGCGCTGGACAGGGCCTGTGCTGAGTTCAACCTCGAGCCCAAGCAGCTCCCGCATTTCCGCACCCTGCATGCCACGGGCTACCACGCGCTAGGCTTACAGCGGACCGACGTCATGGCGCGGACGGACTACAAGCAGCTTGGTGAGATCCTCGGGGTTGAGTTCCAAGCAGCGGACCGCACGTCGATGGACGACGGGATCGTCTTGCCGACGATCGGCGGGAGCGGCGCCAAGTATCTGCAGGCAGCTATGCGGGCGCGCTACCGGGAGGTCTCGCTCGAGCGGGAGTACAACGACATGGAGGACTACTCGCTCAGCTATCCCAAGCTTGTGCAGGTCCACCAGCAGAACGAAGAGTACAAAGCCAAGATGGGCAAGTCTGACTTTGCCGACATGATCGCCCTGTACCCTACCATGGCTGAGCCTGTCTACCTCGACCTTTTGATCGTGGACGAAGCGCAGGATCTGACGCCGCTGCAATGGACCATGGTCCGACACATGGCGGAGACAGCCGAGGAGGTGGTGATCGCAGGTGACGACGATCAGGCGATCCACCGCTGGGCTGGGGTGGATGTGCGCCGGTTCCTCCGCTGCTCGGAAAACATCGAGGTCCTGTCGCAGTCCTACCGCCTGCCCCGCCCTGTGTGGCGGCTGGCCAAGAGCATCACAGCAAGGATCAAGGACCGACTGCCGAAGGAGTTCTATCCCCGGGACGACGAGGGCTCCGTCCAGCAGATCATGCGCCTTGACGATGCGCCCTTGGACCGAGGATCGTGGACCATCATGGCGAGGGTCAACTCCTTCTGCTATGAGTTTGCCGACAAGCTTGAGCAGCGAGGCTACTACTACAGCGTCAAGGGGAACCCGTCGGTTAGCCCGTCGCTGTTGCAGAACATTGAAACATGGAAGCAGCTTTCCAACGGCGGCAGCGTAGGGCTGCGCTTTATCCGGGATTTGTACGGCGCAGTGCCGAAGACGGGCGAGGGCGCCATGGTACGACGCGGTGCTACCAAGCTTCTCGACGCCGCCGACCCCGAAGCCCTGATCGGCTTCGACGATCTGGTCGAGCACTACGGCTGGCTGGGGCCGCAAGACCAGCATGTTTACGAGGTTCTTCGTATCAGTACAGACGAGGCGCGCTACATCCGAGCGCTGATCGCCCGGGGCGAGGACCTGACCAAAGAGCCGAGGATCAAGGTCAGTACGTTCCATGCCATGAAGGGCGGGGAGGACGATAACTGTATCGTGTACCTTGGGTCGACATGGTCGTGCATCGAAAGCAAGTTCCCGGACGATGAGCTGCGCGCTCTTTATGTGGCTGTCACCCGGACCAAGGAGAACCTATACTTGCTCGAGTCGGACAAAAAATACAGGTACTATCTATGACCAGAGACGAGATCCTCGACACCGCCAAGCATTTGATCTCAGGACCAAGGGCCACGGACTACGGTGATGCGCGGGACAACTTCGACCGTATTGCCGCTGGCTGGAATATCATCATCGAGAACCTCGACGGCCCGGTCACGGCCAAGCATGTGGCCCTGATGATGGACTGGGTGAAGACGGCCCGGTTGCTGGAGACAATCGATCACGCGGACTCGTGGATTGACAAGTGCGGATACAGCGCGCTTGGCGGTAGCTTTAGTAAGGGATGACATGCAGGACTCTCTGTTCGAAAAAGACCATTACATCGCCCTTCAGATGAATGAAGGCGCGGAGCTTGAGTGGCATATGCCCTCTGAGTATCCGGATCTTACAGGGTATAAGCAGATTGCGGTCGACCTCGAGACCTGCGACCCGCGCCTGACCACGCTGGGTCCCGGCTGGGCTCGCAAGGATGGGTTCATCGTCGGCATCGCCGTGGCTGCCGGGGACGAGTCTTGGTACTTTCCGATCAGGCATGAGAACGGCCACAACCTCGACCCCAAGATCACGATGAAATGGCTCAAGACGCAAATGGCCACGCCGCGGATCGACAAGATCATGCACAACGCCACCTACGACTTGGGCTGGCTTTGGGCGGAAGGAGTTGATGTTCAAGGCCGAATCATTGACACGATGATCACCGGGGCTGTGGTGGACGAAAACCGTTGGTCCTACAGCCTGAACAACCTCGGCAAGGATTACCTCGAGGAGCGCAAGAACGAAAAGCTGCTGCGCGTGGCGGCCGAGGAGTGGGGCATCGACGCCAAGGCGGAGATGTGGAAGCTGCCACCCAAGTATGTCGGGCTCTACGCCGAACAGGATGCGGCCATGACGCTGCGCCTGTGGGAGCGCCTCAAGATCGAGCTCGACAAGCTGGACCTCTGGAGTATCTGGGAGCTGGAGACGTCGCTGATCCCGATGATGCTTGATATGCGGAAGATGGGCGTTCGGGTGGATCTCGACGGCGCGGAGAAAGCGCGACGTGTTCTCCGCACCCGCAAAAAAGAGGTCGCGGACTTCATCAAGGACAAGAGCGGCGTGGCCATCGAACCTTGGGCCGCGGCATCCGTGCAGAAGGTCTTCGAGGCGCTGAACCTGCAGTACCCCAAGACCGAAGCCGGGGCGCCGTCGTTTACCAAGCAGTTCCTGTCCGCCCACCCACACGAGGTCGCGCAGGCGATCGTGCGGCTGCGGGAGACAGACAAGGCTGACAGCACGTTCATCGACACGATCCTGAAGCACGAGCATGAAGGCCGAATCCACACAGAATTTCACCAGCTCCGCAGCGACGAAGGCGGCACGGTGACCGGGCGGTTCAGCTCTTCGAACCCGAATCTCCAGCAGATCCCGGCCCGTGATCCGGAGATCAAGAAGATGATCCGGGGCCTGTTCGTCCCGGAGGATGGGACACAATGGGGATCGTTCGACTACTCGTCGCAGGAGCCCCGGCTGCTGGTCCACTTCGCCGCCAGTATCCGCGGACAGAACCGGCATGACATGATCGACAGCGTGGTTCAAGCGTACCACGAAGGCGACGTAGACCTGCACCAGATGGTGGCAGACTTCGCCGGCATCTCCCGCAAGGAGGCCAAGGTGGTCAACCTTGGGATCATGTACGGCATGGGCAAGGGCAAGCTCGCAGGCCAGCTCGGTATTACTGAGGCGGAGGCGGGCGACCTGCTGTCTACGCACCACGAGAAGGTGCCGTTCGTCAAAGGACTGGCCGACCTCGCCATGCAGCAAGCAGCCAAGCACGGGGTCATCCGGACCCTGCTCGGGCGCCGCTGCAACTTCCATCTCTGGGAGCCCCGGACTTTTGGCTACAAAAAGCCGCTCCCCTTTGAGGAAGCGATGAAAGAGTACGGCCAGCCCCTGACAAGAGCGTTTACTTACAAGGCCTTAAACAAGCTGATCCAAGGTTCGGCGGCCGACCAGACCAAGAAGGCGATGGCGGACTGCTATGCAGAGGGCCTTCTTCCTATGCTCACGGTTCACGATGAGCTATGCTTCTCCGTAGAGAGTTCGGAGCAGGCGGCCCGGATCAAGGAGATCATGGAGACCGGCCTCTCCGACATCCTCAAGGTCCCATCCAAAGTGGATGCGGAACTGGGAGCCAACTGGGGAGAGGTCGGATGATCGAAGATTTCAAATCACTAGGCTTCAAAGACATGCACCCGATGCAGGTCGAGGCAATCGTGGAGTTGATTGGGATCGCCTTGAACCTTGCGTCCATCTGTGAAGACAACGAAGTCCTCGACGACACCACCGCCTACTGCGACGAGCTGGTCAAGCTCTTCGGTGGCAATGGCGTCCGTCTCTCTGTGGACATAGACGTTTAAGCCCGTCCTGTAGCCTGCGCGATCTGCATATTGGCCGCCTGCTCTGCTGGAGTGTCTCCAAGTAGAGCGGGCGAGACCGGAGCTGCGTTTGACTGGGGAGCCAGACGCATGCGGGGCGGAGGCGTGAACTGGAACTGCGGTGCGCCCCGAGGCATTTGAACCTGCGGAAGACCCTGCTGCGGCATCTGCTGCTGCATGCGTTCAACGCGCTGAGCTGCCGCCTGCTGACCTTGTGACATGCCCTGCGCCGCAACCTGTCCGGCAATCTCCCACGCTGTCTCCAGCGCCAAGCCAACCTTGTCAAAGTCAACCCCGGGGCCCGGACGAACCCCGGTGGGGCGCGTGATGAGATCTAGGAAAGCTTTGGTTCGAAGGAGTTTGGACATAGCCAAAAGGGAGCCGCCGGTTGCGAGTGTTACAAAAGGCTTTGTAATAAGACCAATAATACCCAGTGAACCTGCGATTGTTGCAGGGGCCAACGCCCCCAAGCCTTTGATCGGGTCGTTGGATGCAATGCGCGAGAATCGAGCCAAAGCATACAATCCGTCCACGACATCAGATCCGAGGAGCTCGTTCAGTGTAGGACGGCCATAGCCGTTCAAAGCTTTCTCGATCGCGGTTGCATTCTTTCCGGAGAAGACAGCTTCAAGAAAGTCGTCACCCGGATCTGCGGCTTTTGCCAGAATGTCACGAACCGCAAGGTCTTTGACCATCTCCATAGTTGGCGACTGATCCCCAAGGATGTCTTTCGCAGCCTTCACCGCACTGACATTGTTGGGCTTGAGCACCGCGTTGAGCACCCGGTTGGCGTCGCCATCAGCCGCAGCCTGCTCAAGAACCCGAAGCAGGTTGATGCCCTTGAGGTCGGCAACCTGTTGCGTCAGCCCGTTGATGGCCTGCAACTGGTCGGTAATGGGCATACCGGCCAAACGTGCCAGATCCCGCTCATTAACATTCCGGCCCAGTGTGGCCATGTCTTTCAAAGCGCCTTGCACTGCTGGGAACTGCTCCCCAAACAACGTCTTAGCTGTGCTACCAAGCGCATTGATCTTTTCTGCCACCTTCTCCGGCGCCACGCGGCCAAGTACATCCCGGCTTTCGTCAAACATCCGGTTGAGGTACATACCCGCGATCTGGCGGCGTACAGCTTCGCGCGTTTCGACACCCTGACCACGCGCCTGTGCCAGCCGCTCACCGAAGCGAACCTTGCTATTGAACAGCTCGTTATAGTAGCCGCGCAATGGATCGGTTTCCGGGAGAGCTGCCACAATATCACGAAGGGCTCGCGTCGTGCCGTTAGGCTGTGGGATCTGTACATCCGGCACCACCTCAAGAAGAGAGGTCGGAGGTTCAAGGGCCGCGCGCCCAGAAGGCACCACCGAGTTCAGGAAGCGACGCATGCCCTCCCCGTTGTTTGGCACCAGCAGACCAAAGTTCGGGTTGACGATGTCTTCCGGGTTGAAGTTCGTGTTTTCCCGAAACTTGCGGAAAAGGTTCTCCGACTGGACCTGACGGAACCGGTCGACGCCGCTCGTATAGAACCGCTGCGCCTTGCGGAGCAGGTCAAAGCCCTCGCGCATTTGCGCGAGCTCGGCTTTCGACATAAAGCGGCCATCTGGTCCCCGGAGGGGCGCTTTGGATGTGACGATGCCGGCAGCCATAGCCTCGGTTTCGCGGAAGGCGTCTTGGACCGAGCCAGTCAGACGAGTAAGCATGGCCTTGTCTACCGCGCCCACAAGGCTCGGATCAAAGGACGCTTGGTTCAACATCGTGCGCAGGCTGTTGGCCGTATATACGTCCACGACATCCGGCATCTGAGAGACAAAGCGGCCAAAGCTGGTGCTCTCAAGGTTCATAGCAGGATTGTCCTGAACGATCTGTGCAAGTGTTCTTTTGACCGGCTGCACATTAACGATCGGCTTGCGCCCAAGACGTTGGTTGGCCATGCCGTATATCGCGTCGACGTCTTCGTCAAACGCGCGCTTGGCGATATCCAAAGCCTCGGCAATTGGACGAGCGCCCCGCGGATCGGGAGTACCAAACATTTTGGTCAGCTTGCCGATCTCGGTATCGACGACATTGCGTAGGTTATCTTCCGCAGAACGAAGCAAACCTTCGGGTGTACCGTAGATACGTTCGATGTCGCGGTTGATCACGCCGCGCAGGCTGGCGTAGTCAAACTCTCCAGCAACACCACGCTCCTGTTGGATGCGCTGTATTTGCTGCATCACAGCATCAGCGTTTTGCTGCGCCGCAGCTTTGTTCGGGAACACACCCTCATAGATCGCCTGCAAGCGGCCAAGAATAGGCGAGGTATTCGCTGCTCGGACCGTGGGCCTAGCACCTTCGGCCAGCATCGCTCGGACCTCACGACGGGCGGCATTCGCTGCATCGCCACCCGGGCCCTTAATCAGGCGCGCAAGACCCATCGAGATTCCTCGGCCAAGTCCTTCACCGGCGGCACCCAGAACGGTTTCAACAACAGCCTGACGGCCCACTTGGGCTAGCGGTTCGTCCTGCAAACCTGTTGTATACTCAAGGCCCTCGTCCAAGAGATAGCCGATACCGGTGCCGGCCCCGGCAAGCGCCATAGCTGGGAGGATCCCAACTCCGGTTGCAGCAAGGCCGCCGGCGACGCCGCCGATCAGAGGCAAAGCAGAGGCAGAGAAGAACTCCGAGATGTCCTGCCGTGTGAACCGCTTCTCGTCTTCGATAGACAGCAGCCCAGAGCCCTCGAGGCCATACATGTCCTTGAGGTTCTGCGGGACAGCGGCGAGATTTAGCGCATATCCGCCTTCCGGATCCTGCGTGTACATCTCAGGCGTAAACCCGGCGCGCTCAAGGCGGAGCCGGTATTCGCTGTCGTTGTCGGCTTTGGCCAAGAAGTTCCGCAGGCCGGTGTCTTTAACCCCGCTGCGGTCAATCTCAGCAGGTTGAGAGAAGTTCTTGCGGTAGTAGTTGGCCGCAATTCGCTTGGCTTGCTCCGGATCGCTCACCGAAGGCATCGAGAGAACTTGGCCGTTCGGCAGCGCTACGTCGACCATGTTATTCCCCCAATCGCAGGATGTCTTCTTCCGTTAGGACAATGGGCGCTGTTCCGGGAGCCGATGTCGCTGGCGCAGGTGCGGCGGCAGGCGCCTCTGGGCGCTGGACCTGCATACCCGGAATGCGGCTGGCCAGCATCTCAAACTCGGTTTCAACCTCCCGCCGGTTTTGTTGCAGGATCACGTTAACCTCGCGAATGGCTTCGCGGAGCTCTGCTTCACTGCGGAAGGCTCCAGAAGCAAGGCCGTTGATGTTCAGGCCCAGCCCGTCTTTGTCGTCTGTGACGATGCCAAGCAATTCGGCAACGCGGCGGCGGTCGCCGTCCGAAATCGTTCGGCCGCTTTCACCAAGTAGCATAGGTGCAAGCTGCGCGGCGAGAGTACGCTGGATCACATCAAAACGCTGCGCCGCACTGGCCCGCGGATTATCCCTGTCGACGCCCAAAGCATTTGCCACCGGCGTGGGCAGCGCCGCAGCCGCCCGGGTCAGGAAGCGACTGGCCGAGCCTTCAAACCCGGCGACGTCTTCCATGTCCAAAAGGTTTTCGGCCTCAGCGCTCAGTCCAAGCAAGCGGTCGCTTTCATCCATGGCGTTGTTATACGTCATGATGATGCGGTCCTGCTCGCCTGCGATGATGGGCGTTGCACCAGAAAGTGTCCCCGGCAGCGTCGGCATAAACTGCGGGATGGTGCCGAAATGTTTGGTTTCAAGGTTCGAAGTGCTTTCGCCATACAGCTTGGACAGCGGATCTGACTGAGACTTGTACACTTCCAAAGTAAGAGCGGCTTCGGTCGCCTCACGGCCTGTCGCGGTTTCCCGCTTAGCTTGAAGACCTATGAGCATAGCGTTAGAAATACGCTCGGCCACGGACCCCGGACCACCAATCGCGCGGCCGAGGGCCACCCCGGTGATGGCGTCGTTGAGCTCGTCAACGGTCGCGGAGGCAGGCATCTCGCGTCCCGTAATCTCAGAAACAACTTTGCGGAAGCCTTCCCGAGTATTGGGAGCCCCAGCAGCCTCAGTAACCGCGCGCTGCCGATCCTCAGGTGTTGCCTCTGGATCAGACAGTGTGCTTTCCAGCTGACTAAACTGCGCCTGCGCTTCTTTGTTTTTACCCAGCCTTTCCCGTACCAAGGGCGCGATATCCTGTGCCGTGTCTCTTGGACGAGGTGTTGGCGTCTGTGTAATGTTCACAGGTCTGCCCTGAGCCTGATTTTGAGTGGCAGCAAACTGCGTACCAAGAGACGGCTCTGCCTGACCCTGACGGATAGCCTCAAGCGCGACATCTCCGCCGACATTCATGCGCACAGGCTGGGGCTGTGCCATCTGCATGGGCGGCTGCTGAGGCTGTGCCATCTGCATGGGAGGCTGCTGAGGCTGTGCCATCTGCATGGGAGGCTGCTGAGGCTGTGCCATCTGCATGGGTTGTGGGCGTGGCTGCGGCTGCGGGAACATCCCGGGCACGATGTTGGGGAGTGGCACCTGCGCCATCGGTGGAGCCGCCGGGCGCATCTGCGGCGCCATCATATTCGGCATCATCCCGGTCATCTGAGGTGCCATGGCGCGCGGCCGGGCTGCTGCCATAAGTTCCTGAGACGACGCCATGATGCCTTGTGGCATACGGCGATCCACGCCCGCCATCTCACGGAGCTTGTTTCGAGCGGCTTCCGACTTCCGGCGGAACAGGGCGCGATTGTAAACGTCGTCCTGCATGGATCACCTTCCCGTGTTTGTCAAAGAGCCAAGACCCTTACTCAAGGAAATTGCCGTACCAAAGATCGAGGCAACCGGATTGGGCGTCGGGGTGGTGGCCGAAGTAATGGATTGGCTGGTTGTCGGTACACCTTGGAAGATGTCAGACATAAAGCCAAACCGCTGCATCGGCTCATAGGCCTCTTCAAGCGCCGCGGACCGCTGTACGTCGTACTCGGCCTGCTGCTGCGCTTGTTGCAAGGCGCCGACATTGAACAGCGCGTTGACGTCGCGGGATGCCGCAGCCTGTGCCGCTTCGCCCAGCGCCGCTTGGCTCGTGCCCAACTGACCGATACCCTGACCCAGCTGACCGAAGATCTGCGCTGCCTGCTGGCCGCGCTGCATCTGGTTCTGGAATGCGTTCTGCGCCTGCTGCTGTGCACCAGTGAAAGCAGCCGAGCGCAGCTGCGCTGAAGTGTTGGCGAGCTGCTGGGCAACATTGCGCTGCAGTTCCTGCTCAGCGACAGCCTGCCGCGAGCCGCCAAAGGCCCCAGCGCTCACAGCCTGCCCGCCAATGCGCTGGCGTTCAATAGCAGCTTGCCGCTGAAGATCGGCCTCCGTGCCGCGGATCACGTCTTCGACGAACGGATCGTAGAACTGGCGGTAGGACATCGGGTCATAGGCGCCCGTGGTACCCATCAAGCCGCCAGCTCCCGTGAGATACGACCCCAAGCCTGTAGCGTAGGTCTGCTCAGCCTGTTCCATCATCGGGGCGTAAAGACCGATACCGCCCCCTTCATACTGCCCGGTTTCGGGATTGTACCGCCCGGTCATCAACTCCGTGGCGCGCTGCTGGGCAGGCGTAAATTGCATGATGTCGGCGCGCGGAACGCCGCCAACCACCAGCTCCATCGGCTGGCCCTGCTGGTTACGAGCTGCCATCGTCGGGTCGGTGGTCGTGCCGCCTTCCGGAGTGCGGTACAGCAGATTGCCCTGTTCGTCGTACTGGGCTTGACCATACAGCGGAGACGTAGCAGCAATCCCGGAGACAGCGCCTGTTACCGGGTCCGTGTAGTAGATGTTGGCCAGCAAATCCTTGAGGAACCGCTCCTGATACTCCGGGAGGACCGTCTGCTGCTGCTGTAGGGTCGTGGCCATTATGCTCTCCGCTCGAGACGGTTCATCATCTCGTACATTTTCGCCGCGCCAGCATTGCGGTTGCCGTTGCCAGCGCCGCGGACCGCGCGTTCCGTCATGACGAACTCGCCATCAGACAGCATGGCCTCCTGAACGGGGCCGCCGTTCTGGTAGATCTTCGCCGGGATCGAATCACTGGTCCCGGTCCCCGGCCCTTGGATATATCCACCAACAGCGAAGCCGGGCCGGTTTGCGCCACCCGTCCGGTAGTCCGGAGCCGCTGTGCCCCGGTAGTCTGGGAGGCGTTCGCCCGTCTCGAGCATCCGCTTCTGTTCCGGGCTGAGCATGTCTTGGCTAGGCTCTGCGGCCTGCATCAAAGCGGCCATGATAAGCGGGTTCTGCTGGGCAAAGCCCATGATCCCGCCGCCAAGACCCGCTGCGCCGCCGCCAGCGCCACCACCGGTTAGGGCGGCGAGGGGGTTGATCTTTGCGCCACCGCTCATGGCTGCGCCCATGCCGCCAGCGCCACCACTTGCAGCACCAGCGCCGCCGCCGCCAAACAGAGCTGCCATGGGGCCACCACCGCCACCTGCGCCACCAGCCAATGCGTTCAAGCCCAGAGAGCCTGCCGCGCCCTGCACAAAGCCCTGCGCCCCGGGAATTGACCCGATGCCAAAGCCCAGCACCCCAGCTTTCAGCGCATCGCCAATGTCTCCGCCGCCCGCAAGGGTGCCGATGCCAGAACCAAGGGCCGCGCCGAGAGGGCCGCCGACCGCCAGACCGATCAAGCCGCCTATGGATGAAAGAAGGCCCATTATGCTTCTCCTGCCGTAATCATGTCGTCACCACCGTCACCGACCCAACAGAACCAAGGGCCGAGGACCCACGAACGTGCGGCGTGTTTGCTAGGGCGATCTTAACAAATCCCCCCTGCTGAAACAATGCACCAGTTTCAAGGCCTACATCATCGGTCTGCAGCGCGGTCAGGACGATGAAAGTGTTTCTGCCTTCACCGGGGTTTTGCGACTGCTCCAGATAGACGGAGAATGCCCGGATGACCTCCGCGAAGTATCGTTGATCATATGATACAGGCGGGATCGGAAAGTACGGGAGAACGAGGTTGCGGCTCATCTTCGTCCATCCGGCCTCATGTCGACCCGGGGAGACCCAAGCCGCCATGTTGTCTCGAGCTCATCTGACCTGACCACGAGGCTCATCTGGCGACCTCTGAGACGGAAAAATAGCTGCTCGGTCCTCTGGTCCACGGGTACGGACTGCGATTTAACAAAATCCTCAGACTGGCTGTTGAAGTATGTGCCTTCCGGAAAATTTCGCACGCGCAAAGTAAACTCCACCTTGGGTGTCAATGCGGTTGAGTTTTGAAAAACAAGGTCCGGAATCATGCGATTGATGAACATAAACTGCTGCCCGTCCCCGATGTCCATTGGACTCGATGTAATGAATGCCTCAATGGGGGAGACAGGATTGGTCGTGCCGTCGTCAAAACCAACCTCTTGGTAGTAGAGGTAGCCATCAGAGTTCGCGGCGATGACGAAATCAAAGATCCCCCGATCAATCCACGAAGTCCGTCCAATGGTGCCGTAGTACCAGCAGTCCTCGAGGTAGTTGTAGACGACGTATCGGTCCAGCTCGGTGCCGTCCAACGAGGGGTAAGACCACCATACTTCGGAGTATTCCGTATTCACCCCGCAAGAAACCTTGCTCAGCTGCTGGTCGTTAAGGTTGTCGAAGATGTAAGATCGAACACTGCAGGGCAGCCGGCGAACAGCGCCCGAGTAAACGTAGAACTCGGACTGGCCCATCCAGAACACGGTGTCGTCCACGGCTACAGCCGCGTGGGGGCTGGCGATCGTGATGTTCTCCGACAACGAACTGACGCCAAAGGTGAACGGCGGCCCCAGATACTGCATTGCGTACAGGGTTGTGTCGGTGAAAACGAGAACCTGCTGGCGCGTTTTCAACGCCAAGATAATCTCAGACCCTGAGCCAAGCCGGAGATCACCCGCCGTGTTCGTAGCGGTAGCTGCCCAGTCCGTGATGCTTTCTTGGCTCGAAAAGCGGATAAGCAGCGGGTCTTGAACGCCAAGGCTTCCCTCGGCGTCGCAGCCAAAGGCGATGACATGCCGATCTCTGTCCGACACCATAATCTGCTTTGCGACTGTCGGCGCGGTAGAGCCAGCAAGATCGGCGATATTGACGGCGCGCGTAGCAAGACCAACACTGGAATCCCAGTAGTAAATGCCGCCATCCCGAACGTTCAGGAGCAGGTCTTCACCAAAGTTGTCCTGTGACCAGAGGCGAAGCGTGTTTGAGACGATCGCGGCATTGGACGGATCACCCCACCCGGCGCGGCTCCAAGGTCCCGCGCCCCAACCAGAGCCGGTCACCACGGTATCCAGCCCGCTGTTGACTTGGTATGCGCCCACAACGGCGGCACCACCGTCATTCGAGTCTGAAGAATTGGCAAGTACAGGCGTGGGGTCCAACTGCCCATCAACCGTGATGTCGGAAATCGTGGCCACAGCCCGAGCCTCGATGTAATAGGTCGACGAGTTGGCAACTTCGATGATCTGATACTCTTGATTCAGAATGGCCGCGGTAATATTGCCGCCAAGGCTCACTGCGCCGCTGTAGGTCACGAAGTCGTTGACCACCGCACCGTGGTTTGTGTGAGTAACCTCAATTCGTGCGGATCCGTCAGTGGCCGAAAAAGTGATATCTCCTGCCGAAGTGGTCAGCCGGATTGGCGTGATGTCGTTGAAGGCACCGCCTCGGTCGACGTAGAACTTGAGGTTGGTACCGACGCCTATGTATTGATCTCGATCCAGCGTCACCCATGGGTGCAAAGACCGGCATGTTCCGAGAAACGACTGGTTCGATCGCTTCTGCCAGCCGCCTATTTTTTGGGGAAAACCCTTCACAAACCGGACGAAGTCACAGTCATGCCAGCCGCCCTCGTTGGTGTACGAGGTGACCTCTCGGTTAATGCCGGCGCGAAACTGCAGCTTTGTCAGAGGCATGATCAGCTGATCTCTTCATAGCTCACGATAACCCTGAGATCGTTGCTGGCACTTGCTGTGGCGCCAAGCGACCGGTTCTCCTCGAGATAGATCGGGGTGTCCTTGCTGATTACCACTAGATTGGTTTCCGCGGCGACGCTTTTGCTTTGGATGATCTCGGTGGCGGTGCCGCCGATATTGTCCTCACTGTAAAAGCTCACCGTGATATCCGCCGCGTTCGTGCCGTCGACATTGGCGACGATAAGCGTGTTCACCTTGAAGACTTTTCCAGATGCATCTGCGTTGCTCAAGACCTCGGTGGCGCTGGTCGTCGTGAGGTCGACCGTGGCAGTCTTTCCAAGGACCGAAGTCGCAGCGATGATGTTCGGGGCAGCCATGACGGAAACTCCTTAGCTAAAGATCAGGGACAGCGCGAAGGCTGTGCTGTTGCTGGCAGTGTTCGCAAACGAAAGCGTTCCAGAGCCGTTGGTGACAAGAACTTGGTCTGCCGTGCCGTCAACCGTGGGCAATGTGAAGGCGGTGACAAAGGATTGGAGGTTGGCATCGTAGGCCAAGACATCAGACCCGATTGCAACCCCCAAATTGGTGCGCGCAGTCGAGTCGTTGTCGAGATCAGACAGGTTGTTCGCCGCAAGCAGGTATGGAGCAAAGGTTGCGGTGAAGTCGGTAACCTTCGCGCCGGCCCCGGCCCCATCCGCGTAGATGATCGCGGTGTTCCCGTCGGCAATGGTCACATCCCCGCCCGAGCCCTGCGTGAAGACGGCGCTTTCGCCGCTCCCGTTCACCACGAAATAGAGCTTCTGGGCATCGTTGGGCGAGATCGTGATCGTGTTCGTCCCCGACGGCGACCCACCAAGCACCAGCACCCGGTACTGTCCCTCGGACAAAGATCCGTCGCTCGTGGTCAGCGTGTGTGTTGTCCCCGAGAGGTTGATCGTTCCGACGCCGTTCACGACGCGGTCGATGATGTCGTAGTTTACGTTGGCAGTCGTGCCCCAAGTCCCGGACTGTTCGCCGTTCGCGGGCTTCTCGATGCCAGTGTTCGCCGTGTAGGTACTGGGCATGGCTCTTCCTACGGTTTGATTTCAACCCAGATCGTGTTCACATCCGGAATGATGTTCCCGTACACTAGCACATCTCCAACGGCAGCAACAGCGGAGATACCAGTGACTTGAACAACGGCTTGACCGATAACCGTGGCGTTTCCAACTTGGCCATCGGCCGCGTTTGGCGCGACCACCGGAATGACCGCCGTCGTGCGCTGGGTGACAACACCAACCTCACCAGTGGCCTCGACGCCTGTGGGAGATACCACCGCCGTACCAGTGACGGTGACAACGCCGAGCTGCCCTGCTGCTGAAAGGCCGGTAACGGGAATGGATGCCGAGCCCGAGATCGTAACCGTCCCGACCTCACCAGTGGCCTCGACCCCCGTCAAGGTTACAACGGCGGCACCCGTAATCGTGACCGCGCCAACTTGCCCATCCGCCTGAAGACCAACGAGCGTGATCGAAGCGTCACCCGTGGCGGTGACAACGCCAACCTCACCCGTGGCCTCGACCCCCGTTACTTGGACCTCGGCACTCGCTGCAACGGTGACAGAACCCACCTGACCGGTGGCTTGAACCCCGGTCACCCAAATCGTGCCCTCGGGAAGGGCTGCTAGTGGGGATGCTGCGATGGGGCCGAAACCGAGCATGGCTTACCTCAATGTTTGGCGGGCCACGTCACGGAATACGGGAAGCCCTCTTGTGCAGTAATATCACGAAGCGCCTGACGATACACCTCCCACTCCATAGGGATGTTCGTGCCGCGCTCGGTGTGCATGATGACGATCCAATCTGTCTCAGAGAGCAGCCGATCTCGATGCGCGCGAACATTAACAGATGCCGTTTCGATAGGCAGTTCAAGAACTCGCCACACCTGCGTCCACGTCCTGTCAATGTTCTGCACAGATTGAGAGACGCGATGCGTCTTGCTATCCACCGCAGGAGCAGGCACCGCCTGCACGGGATAAACGTCATACGCCGCTAGAACACTGTCAGGCACCTGCTTCGGGAAGCTGGTGTGCGGATTGTCACGGCGCAGTTCGCCGAGCGTGTAGGGATATTTGCTCGGCTGGCCGTTTGTTACTTTGACGAACATTTCCGTCTCCTTTGGTTAGAGGTCATAGGAAAAAACAGCGTCTCCAACGCTGTCAACGATATACATCTTCGTGCCATCGTCTTTGAAGAATAAGTCTCTCGGGAGTGTCGCTTGCGCCGCCACGCTAAAGTTCTGCACATAAGAGGCCGTGCTGATGTCCCATGCAGACGATAGGCTGTATTCATTCACAGCGTCTGCATTGTTGCCGACGATATACATCTTCGTGCCATCGTCTTTGAAGAAGACTCCTGTCGGGTTTGTCTCTTGCGCCGCCACGCTAAAGTTCTGCACATAAGAGGCCGTGCTAACGTCCCATGCAGACGATAGGCTATATTCGTTCACATCGACTCCAGTGCTGCCGACGATATACATCTTCGTGCCGTCGGGTTTGAAGAAGACGCCACCCGGGTTTGTCTCTTGCGCCGCCACGCTAAAGTTCTGCACATAAGAGGCCGTGCTGATGTCCCATGCAGACGATAGGCTGTATTCATTCACATCGTCGCCGCTTTGGCCGGTGATATACATCTTCGTGCCGTCGGATTTGAAGAAGACGCCTTGCGGGTTTAGCTCTTGCGCCGCCACGCTAAAGTTCTGCACATAAGAGGCCGTGCTAACGTCCCATGCAGACGATAGGCTGTATTCATACACAGCGTCGCCGGTTTGGCCAACGATATACATCTTCGTGCCATCGTCTTTGAAGAATAAGTCATTCGGGGCTGTCTCTTCCGTCTCCACGCTGAAATAGTCAGTGGCCGGATATGTGAACGACGCCGTGCTGATGTCCCATGCAGACGATAGGCTGTATTCGAAAACAGCGTCCGATTTAGAGCCGCCGACGATATACATCTTCGTGCCATCGGATTTGAAGAAGACGCCACCCGGGCCTGTCTCTTGCGCCGCCACGCTAAAGTTCTGCACATAAGAGGCCGTGCTAACGTCCCATGCAGACGATAGGCTGTATTCATTCACATCGACTCCAGAGCTGCCGACGATATACATCTTCGTGCCATCGTCTTTGAAGAAGACGCCTGTCGGGGTTGTCTCTTCCGTCGCCACGCTAAAGTTCTGCACATAAGAGGCCGTGCTAACGTCCCATGCAGACGATAGGCTATATTCATTCACATCGTCTCCAGAGCTGCCGACGATATACATCTTCGTGCCGTCGGATTTGAAGAAGACGCCTTGCGGGACTGACTCTTGCGCCCCTATGCTAAAGTTCTGCACATAAGAGGCTGTGCTGATGTCCCATGCAGACGATAGGCTGTATTCATTCACATCGTCGCCGCTTTGGCCGGTGATATACATCTTCGTGCCGTCGGATTTGAAGAAGACGCCATTCGGGGCTGTCTCTTGCGCCCCTATGCTAAAGTTCTGCACATAAGAGGCCGTGCTAACGTCCCATGCAGACGATAGGCTGTATTCATTCACATCTTGGCCGGTTCGGCCAACGATATACATCTTCGTGCCGTCGGGTTTGAAGAAGACGTCTGCCGGGGATGTATCTTGCGCGGCAACATAAAACCAATTTATCGGCGACCCATTATACGCCGCATTAGCCAAATCCCAGCCGCCAGTCGGCACACCACCAGCCGCCGCTTGTTGCATCAGCCTCGCAATGCTCATGACAGGTCTTGCCCCGCAGTGAAGCCATACCAAATCGTGCCGCCGTCATGCGTGAAGAACACGAACACATCGACATCGCCGGAACCAGTCGAGAGTGTCGGTGCAGTGGCAGCGGCCCAATCAACCGAGGCAGGCCAAGTGATCGTGCGAGCCGTGCTGTCCTGCGTTACCTTGAGCGTGAAGCCGTAGGCGGTTCCCGAAGCTGGCGGATTGGAGAATGTCGTGCTGGTCACATCCTCCGACAGGCTTAGAGAGAAAACATTCCCTGCTTCACAGTCTATGGTTAAAGCCCCAGAAGAAGAAGCGACAGAAACAAACGTTTCATTGTAGGACTTCGCTTGGAACTCTTCAGGAGCAGAAAAATCCCCTGAATCATTAACCTCGAGGAAGTGTGCCGCAGTAGCTGTAATGAACACCGAGGCCGAGCCTGCGAGATTAAGCGGGGAACCGGAGTTTGAACTCTCCGTGGCACTACGAGTAAGTGTGGTCCCGCTGGCAGTGTAGGTGCCGGTGCCAATCTCCCAAGAAGAGCCCTCTTCAATCGTGTACCGGACAACCTCACCATCCAGAACCCCGGCGTCCGCGAAGGATTGGTAGCCTGCTTCAGCCGACCCAAGGGTGATCGTCCCCGTGCCGGTAGTGGCCGTGGTCATGCGGGCGCGGTTGACGAGCGTCACCATCTCGGGGCTCCTATCTCAGACGTCAGGCAATGCGGATGATCGCGTTCGACGCATCCGCAGTCGGGAAGACGATCTGGAAGTCGCCTGACGACGAGCTCTTATCCGAACCAAAGTCAAGAACAACCACTGCCGGGTCACCCGCCGCCGTGTCGTTGTAGATCAGCGCGCCGCGAGCCGTGATCGTTGCCGACGTAAACGTGATGTCCGAGAAATCGGTGAACGCCGTCGTGCCGCTCGTCGTCGGGGTCACATTGGTCAACGTGCCGCCGCCAGCCGAGTAGGTGCCAGAGTTGCCGACCTCGTTGCTCGAAGTGTAGGCCGTCGTCGCAGCCGTAAACGAAGCCGAGTTCGTGTACAGCGCCAGCTTGAACGCATCGCCCGTGCTGGCGGTAAAGTTGTGTACGCCTTGCAGGAGCTCCTGCTTGAACGAGGTACACATAAAGTTGCCCGTGAAAGCCATTTCAGAGTCTCCTGACCAGTTCTGCGAGCTTCGGTTCACCCGCATCCATTAACGTATTGTACACGGTTGTGCGGTCACTTTGAACCGCTTGTTTCAGGTACAATTCTATCAGCTTCTCGATCCGAGCGCGATACGCCAAAGCCTGATCTCGAATAGCCGGCGGGGCTGTGTCCGAAACAGCCACAATCTTGTCCGCGCACTGCTGAGCCAGCTCTTCGGCCGTAAAGCCGCGGCGATCAGTCGTGCGAACCCCGACCTTGAAATCGGAACTTAATTCCATTGCTGCAGTAATCATTGTTTTGCCCTCATGACCAGACCCGTGCGGTATTCATCCGTTGTTTCCTTGGCCTCGCCCAGCTGCTTAAGGCCGATCAGGCTCTCTTGAAAGCGAGCGGTGTAATACTGCATCATGTCTTGCTCACCCTTCATAAAGGTGTAGGCTTCCATGAGGCAACCATAAAGCAGCGTCAATTCCGCGTTGGTACTGAGCCACGAAGTCTGATCTTCTGCCAGCTCTGTGATGCTCTGCGGGCGGTACATGTAGTGCAGCTCAACCGGGAAACTCGACGCCGGCGTGGGCGCTAGAATAAAGTAACCCACATCGAACTGTGCGTAATACTTCGGATCGCCGGTCACGTCGGGATCCGGTGTGTACTCCTGCAGGAAAGTCACATCCTTAAAATCCATGAACACCTTCTCGCCGTCGGCGTTCGTGTAACTCAGGGAGAACGGAGCGAGGAAGTCGGACGGAGCAGCCAAGTACTTGTTGTTGGCCGAAGCATTCGCTGTCGCGTTCTTGCGAAACAGCGACAGCTGCACCTGCTTGAGAATACGCTCCTCCGCCATGCGGATGAACAGCGGTAAGTTTGCCACGAAAGTCGATTCCGTGTTTTCGGTGTAGTCTTGAATCGCCTGTTTCAGTTGCCCGTATGTAAAGCTCATGTCGTCACCACCGTAACCTGCCCTACACTACCTACCATGCGAGGCCGCACAAGGCTAGGATCCTCTATTGTCGGCACTCCGACGTAGATCTGCAGAGCCTCGGGCTGGTCGGGGCGCGGGTTGCGTAGCGCCTGTGGGTCTGGGCCGACCTTTGGCGGGTAGAGCTGGGGATGCTTCGGTTCGTACTCGTCCGGGCCGACAAGCGCACCTGTCCACTCCTTCTTCATGTCGCGAAGACGGTAGCGGAACCCGGAGCGGTCCGAAATGCCGTAGGCGTTTTTGTCCGACGCGAAAGCCATTAGGTCCTCATGTAGCGGGAGCTCGGCTGTAGCTTCAAGGATACACGGTCCTCATCTTCCTCCGCCGCACGTTGGAACTCTTCTTCGTACACAGCTTTCAGGATCTGCAACCGTTCCGGCGCCCGTTTCATGGCCAAATAGTAGGCCAGCCCCGCGACCATGCAAGGCAGGAAGCGGAACGGAAGATCAGTCGTGTTGACCAACGCATCGGCGTCCTCGATCCGCTGGACGTAGTAGTAGATCAGCTGGTCCGTAGAGTTTTCCGGCGTCTGCCAGAGGGTGATCACAGGTTGGATCTGACGGTTCAAGAAGAACTGCGACGGCCGGCCTTGATCGGTCTTGTTCGGGAACGTCAGGTACTCCCCGCGGCTGATCCGCTCGACCTCGTAGTCCGTACCATCCCGGCGCAGCACCATCTCGAGGATGTCGACCACATCCGCGCCTAGCGTGTAGGTCGATGTGCCTTGCGTAAGAGTGGTCGTCCCCTGAGCTACCGTCCAGAGATTCAGGCCCCGGTTCGCCCAGTCAGCGAACATCAGGTTGAGGGACCGACGAGCTGTGCGCGCGTCGTAGCCCGTGCGAACCTCAAGGCCGCAGCGCTCATAGGCTTCCTCGATGACTTCAGCGACATCGAGGTTGAAGGTCCGGGTGCCTGACGTGGTCATTTTTTCTTCGCCGTCTTGGCCGACTCACGGAACGCCTTTGCAGTCGGCGCACCTTTGGTGCCGGGCTTCCTCATTTTCTCGCCAGAACCTTCCGCGATCCGCTTCCGCTTGGCGTGGATGTTGGCGTAAAGACCGGGGCGCTTGGCCATTACTTCATCTTTCCCATGGCCATCTGCTTGCGGGGGCTGCACATCACCTGCCCGCCCTTGGCCATCTTGACCTTGCCGCCCTTCTTGTAGCCGGCCATAACCTTGCCGCCCATCTTCATACCCTTGGGTTTGCATCCAGCCATCGGAACCTCCGTTATCTGCTTGGCCATATTAGCACGGTTCATTTTCACTGTCCCACGTTGTTCTTGATGTAGAAGCCAACCGCCCCAGCAATAAAGGTCAGCACCGCAACGGTGACCACCTTCACGACTGTAGACCAGATGGCTTTCTTTGTATCGCGCCACGAGGTCAGCAGGTTGCGGATTTCCTCGAGATCCTTCTCTGCGTTCTGGTCGTGCAGCCCAAGTTCTTCGAGCGCAGCGCGGGCGCCCTTCTTGGCCGCGCGGTCGAGCATAGCCTCAAATTCTTCTGGGGTCATGTTAACGTTTCCCATGTCAGCATTTCCACTTCTTTAAGGCTAGAGCTTTTCGAGTCGGACGACCTTTCTCGTCCTTCATTGGTCCGGGCATCCCGCCCATCCGAGCGCAGAAGCTTTTCTTGCGGCCCGCGTCCTTTTTGTTCTTCGGGTTCGGAGCCGGCGGTTTGAGGTTCATACCCTCACGTTTCGCCGAAGCTCGGCCCTTGGCGTTGAGGCCACCCTTGGGGTCCTTGCCCTCTTTGCGCTGCCATGCTGGGGATTTAGCCATCAGAGCGGGCCTCCGTTCTTGACTAAGACAAGTATAAAGAAGCAGGAGGCCTCGTTATTGTTCGAACTACCATTAGCCGTGGCCTCGAGTGTTGTCTTTTCCGGAATCGCGAGAGGGTACTCAAACACGTAGTTCGCCGACCCGTTGTTGACCGTAGTGATCGCCGCAGCGCGCCGAATCCCGTCCTGTCCGATAGTAAGAAGACGGCCAACAACTTGCGCCGACCCGCCGGGTTGTCCTGCGGAAAACAAACCCTGCGACAAGTAAGCCGTGTATCCTGCAGGGATGGTGTAGCTGCCTGTGATGCGCCGGTTGTAATCGAATTTGATAAGGTCATAAACCGTTGCGGGCACACCACTCGTGACCGACCCAGCCCCAAAGTAGATGTCTCCCGCCGCAGACAAGCCGGAGCCGGCGGTCGCGACATAGGCATCGTTGATGTGCAAAAACGCCTGTGACGTAAGAACCTCCGTCTGACCATTAAGGGTGACGGTTTCTGAAATCTCGTTGTGATTTGCATCCAAACCAGCGACAAAAACCGTCCTAGCGCCAGTACCCGCCGCAGTGTCGTCTACGCTTGAGGAACTGACCTTCAGCTGCGCGGCGGGGGAGGGGAAAGTGAGAATGCCCGAGCGAGGCCATACGGTTACCCTAGTCGTGTCAACGTCCGGGTTGTATCCAAACACAGCAACAGAGCGGTGGCCCGGAATTTGACCCCGAGCCACCTGTAGTTCAAACGGTTCTACAGTACCGACCTGCGATATCGATCTGATGTCGTAGACCGGCATGCCTCACCTCAATTATACATCGCGGTGAAGCTGGAGAAGACAGT